GTTTGACCAGTCGGAAATCACAGTTGTATTTAACAGCGAGCAAACCCCTGTCGACCTAGGCCCTCTGGTAAAAGTCGAACTCATTTAATAATTAATCTAAAGTAAAACAATGTATTACATCCTCACAGCTCTCGCCTTCCTCGTCATCGGTTTTGTTATCGGTGGTCTTACCTTTCGTAATAACTCCACGAAGATTAACACTACAGTAGACTCCGGTAAGAAACTCCTCGACGCGTTAAAGGGTCGTTAAGATTATGCGTACGTTGATGCTCTCATTTTTAATGTTGGTCGGCTTTGTGGGTTGCATTGCATCAATAGATAAGACTCCGTCCATCATTAACGATTTGGGCGAATTAGATTTGTCCGACTCCGCAGCTGAAGTCTTAGCCATCGGGTCAACTAACGGCACTTCCGCATTTACCTATGTGGGTCTCGGACTATTCGCAGTTGGATCAGTGTCCTTTGCCTTCTTAGCGCGAGACGCTGGTTTAAAGTTAATGGCCTGCGGTGCATTAGCCGGGGCAATTCCTTTTGTCGTAGAGTCGACTTACTTTTCCATCATCGTCTCAGGAGCATTACTCCTCTCACTGCTAATCGTAGTCTATCACCTCTGGTGGAAGGTACGCCAAAATCAAAATGAGCAAGAAGAGCAAAAGCCCTAAAATCATTTACCGTAAGTTAGGTAAAGAGAAGGCATGGGGTCAGGCTACACACGATGACCGTTCACCGCTTATCGAGATTGACCCACGACTCGGTGCTAAACGTCAGCTCGAAGTATTATGCCATGAGGCCAGTCACCTGATCCACCCGGATTTCTCCGAAGCCAAGATTGACGCTATCGGAAAGTATCTCTGCAACGTGCTATGGAAACAAAACTACCGACGCGTACTGATGGACAAAAACTCACAACCACCTAAAATCTCTTAATTCAATGGACTTAAACATAACTTCTTTATCGGCGATTATCTCAATCGCGTCCGCCCTCGCAGCTTGGGCAGTGATTCCATGGAGAGTGTCCCAGGTTGAAGACCGCATCAAGCGACTAGAGGCAAGCGAGCGAGATACCTCCGTCCGTCTGGCTAGTATAGAGACTGAACTCCGACTGACCCGCCATACACTTGAACGAATTGCCGAGAAGTTAGACGTAAGTTAAGGGGTTGGTATATTCGGGCAGGTTACTCATCAAAAGGCTTCCTAGGGCATCTGGGATAGGTCTATTGGGGGTCGCAGTATGGTATTCTAAGGGTACTTTGGTTAGCCTTTTTTAGGGTTAGTCAAAAGTTTTGCATTTGGGCTGGACAGTGTCTGGTCAAAGGTTATGACTAATGGAGTATGAATAACCCTACACCCAACAAATCCGCTCACATGAAATTCAACGACCACAAAGTCATTCACTGGCTTGTCTACGAGATTGGCTATCTCAATGACGCTATAATCCTCGGGGATATAATTTCCGTGAAGTCCGGCATAAAACTAGCACAAAAGAAAATTGACCAGGCTAAACGCGATCTGTCTAAAGACGGCATCACCGACTCATTCTTCATGATGTCAGATTTCGGTGGTCGTATCTCGCTATCGTACGAATATAAGTACCCCGACGGCTTTGCGATCACTTGCTCACGCATCGTCCCTACTGGTCAATTAAGATAATAAAATGAAAACCATAATGAGCATTATAGCCTTTGCCTATATTTCAAATTACGCGCACGCAGTCGACGATGTCGCTATCCTTGCAGCTATCGGACAAGTTGAGACGGGTGGTGATTACTTCGCAGTTTCCGATAAAGGCCGTTCGCTTGGGGCATACAGTCTGACGCGACTCGCTTGGATTGATGGTTGCACCCAGTTAATGCGTGAACGCAAGGTTGCTTTCAGTTATGCCGAGTGGCGTGATCCGGCTACTCAGGACACTGTAGGGCTGGCTTTGATTCGTTGCATAAGGGAACGCCTAGCCCATCGTGGAATCACCAATCCTAGCGTTGAGCAGATTGCCTTATGTTGGAACATGGGTTTTACAGCTTCGAGCCGTATTAACTTTGATGTGACACGCGCTAAATCAGATTACGCTACACGGGTCGCAAACATCGCCAGCAAATAAACCCATTTGCAAAAGTTTTAACTTATACGACTATGGCTAAGAAATGTCCTACACCGACGACTCGACCTTTATCCTCGCAATCGACCCAGGCGCGAACGGTGGATTTGCTTATAAAGGAGGGGCTACTATTTTCTGCGGTAAGAATGCTGAACTCGCACAACTTACAATTAACCGAGAAACAACTATTGTTGTTGAGAAAGTACCACCCTACGTTGGAAAATTTATTCCATCGTCAGCTGCCTTTAAACTCGGCTACTCGTACGGCTGGATCGTGGGGAAATTTGCAAATTATAAAACGCACCACATCACGCCCCAAGTCTGGCAAAAGTATCTCAACATCGGCACGAAAGGCGACCAGAACACAACGCAGTGGAAAAACAAACTTAAAGACGAAGCGATAAAACTTTTTCCAAATCAGAAAAGAATTACACTTGCTACGGCTGATGCATATTTGCTATTACACTACGCAATCAAAAATAAACTCTCATGACTAAATCTAAAAACGGAATGGACTTTGTAAAACAGATTCCTGAATCACAATATATCGTGCTTATGGATGGTGAAGTTGCCCGGCTATTAAAGCCCACAATCAAGAACGGTAAAACTTATTACAACCTTCGCATTAAAGGCGAGATTGGACAATACTCTGCTGAAGAGATTCAGAAGTTGATTAAATAATTTCCATCACAAATAAACCTATGCCAAACAAAGAACCAACAACACCCACTGCCGACCTCATCAATGCCCTTGCGGAATTTGAGAATGTTAAGGCTAACAAAATCAACCCTGCGTTTAAAGCACGCTATGTATCGCTCGACGCGTTGCTAGAAGCCTGCAAGCCTGTCCTTCATAAGCACAACCTCGCGCTGATCCAAACCCTCGTTAGTGACGAAGGCAAGGTCGGCATCGAAACTTCTTTCCTGCACACGTCAGGCACATCGTTTCCGTTCGGAAAATTGATGGTGAAGGCAGAGAACTTAACGGCTCAACAGGTAGGCGGTGCGTTAACATACATTCGCAGACAAAGCATACAGACGGCCTGCGGTATCTCCGTTGACCTAGACGATGATGGCAATCGTGCAAGCAATACTCCGATGCCTCAAGCTGCGGTAGCACCATTAACTTACAAGCAATCCTCAATCCCTGGTACCAACAATGTCCGATAAAGAAAAAATGAAAGAAGTACCGATGGTAACTTTAGACGAACTCGTGGCTGGTATCACCAACCATAATAAACTGCTGACTGCCGAAGCCAGAATTAAAGCACTTGAGATTGCCGGTGATCGCCTAGCTTTCCTAATGCTCAACGGCAGTACGACTGATATGAAGACTGCTATCTGGCAGTGGCGCGAACTTAATCCTCGTAAGAAAGACAATGAGTAAAGAACTGACTGAAAAATTCAACGCTCTGGCGATTGATGTTCTAGAGAAGAAAATTGCACTTTTAGAACAGGAGAAAAGAATCTTAGAACAACAGGTGCTTTATTGGCGGGTCGAATCTCAGTGTAACGAAGGTCGATGGATACGCGCACTCGAAGACCTTAATAAATTTTATAACGAGAGAAGAAACAATGGAAACAATTCCTAAAGCCGCATTAAGAATGCTCTACAACTGCACCGAAGAATATGTGCTGGTGCTTTGGCTAGATCAGGAAGCCTTCCCTGAGATTCGCGAAGAGACTAAAGCAGACTTTAGCCGTCAACTTAAGAAGTGGAAGAAAGAATACTTACCAACCCTTGAACGCTCCGACTATAAAATTTATGTTCGGGGTAAGCAAAAGATTATCGAAGCCGACTTTTAACATCATGAGCAACTCAACACACGAAAACATCGAACGCTTACTGCGCCTAATCCGTGACAACCTGGCTGACTGCGAACTGAACCATAACACGCAGACCGTTAAAAACGACCATGCCAACCTAGAAAACGCTATTCTCGCAGCTCTCATCGAAGCCAACCGCATCGAGCCTGAACGCTTGGAAGAGATTGCCGATGTAAAACCTTTGCACGACAGAATCCATAGCATCGTCCTCGCCCTACGCGTATCACGCAACAACCTAGAGCGATTAGAACACTACGCAGAATTAGCACTTGAACACGCTCGGGAAGTATCGCATACCGTTGAAGAGCCTTACGACGACCACGAACTATAATTCACATTTTACTCACAACTAACTAACACACCTATGCCTATCCTCGA